TCAGCTTCAGCAGTTGGTTCTTCAACAGGCTCAGCTTCAGCAGTTGGTTCTTCAACAGGCTCAGCTTCAGCAGTTGGTTCTTCAACAGGTGGTTCTGTTGTTCCACCGCTCAAATCTTCAGCAGGCTTAGGCTCTGCATCGGCTGCTGGGGCTTCTGGAGCGGCTGCTGGGGCTGTACCGGCTCTCTGGAGAGGATTCTCCTCATCGGCTGCTGGGGCTTCTGGAGCGACTTCACCGGCTCTCTGGAGAGGATCGGGTGACTTGATTCCAAGTTTTTGCTTCAGATCGTTGTCAGCCCAGTCAGCTTCCACTGACTTTCCACTTGTTCCAAGCAGTTCATCAAGATGTGGAATCACATTTCTGTAGAATGTCCCGTATGAACTATTGTTCTTCATGAGTTCTTGTAGTTCTTCATCATGTTTCAGATTTGGAATGCGATCAATAGCTCTCATGAGAATAGTTCTTAACTTACCACTGAATCCCAACGGGTTTCCAGAGCTTCTAGTGTTTCCACTTACAGGCGCACCTCTCTTGAGACTTGATGCGAATTTGTATGTGTCGCTTTCTGCATCATACTCTGGCGTAATGTCAAAGTATTTCAAGACACGGGCTAAGCTTGCTACATTGTTCAACGCTTTGCTTCGGTATTTGGTTGGCATTTCTTCTACAGCAGCAGCAGCTTCAGGAGGAATGGCAGATGACATTGGCTCTCCATATTCAGACTGGTAATACGCATTGGCGACAACATCAGCACCATGTTGTCTTAGGCCGTTAAGAGTGTAATCCTTAACTGATTCATCGCCACCTTCAACAGTTGCGTTTCTTCTGATCTCATTCTCAATGGAATCGGCTAATTTGGCTCCCTTTTCGCCCGCACCCCTCAGTGATGAAAACATTGAACTTAACAATTTTTCATCATCTTCTGTTGTGTCTACAGATGGTTCAGATGAAGCGGCTGCTGGGGCTGTACCGGCTCTCTGGAGAGGATTCTCCTCACGGTCTGCTTCTTCACCGGGAACTTCTGTTGGCTTGTATTGCCAATCACTCTTGCCTCCATCTTCTGGAGAAGGGGCAACTTCAGGTTGCGTATCCATAGAAGGTGCGCCCGGAACAGGTTTGGCAGCTTGTGGAGCAGCGGCAGTTGCGGTTGCGGCGGCAGCTTGTGGAGCCATGCCTTTTAGAACAGCACGCAGATATGTCTTCAGCTTTAGTTTGAACGTATCCAAAATCGACATCAAAGCATCTGCATTTTCCAAGAATGTATTTTGTACATTTTCGTAAAGAGGGTTGCCTTCAAGTTCGTGATGGTCACGGCCAAGACCAAGCTTCTCTCTCTGAGATTGTCTTGCGGCCTTGTATTCTGGATTCCAGCGAGTTCCAACACCTTTGTATGCTCTTTGTGGTCCTCTCCAAAAATAGTCCTTTAGTCTTTTCCAGACAGGTGATGTGAAATGCTTGGCCAGTCTTCCTAGACCATTCAGGAAACCGCCTTTTGGCTTGTTTCTATCTTCGCCTTCAATATCACGATCTTCCCACGGGTCTGAGTATGGGTCTACCTCGTAATCATGATAGGTGTCCCCGTCTTCTTGTCGGGAGCCTTTGTATTTTGGACTGTGCTGTGGGAGAGATGTTGATGTTCGTGATGGTGAAGGACCGCCACTGCTTCGACCAGCAGGTGAAGGACCGCCACTGCTTCGACCAGCAGGTGAAGGACTGGATGGTCCACGGCCACTAGAACTTTTACCACCAGTGGGAGCAAGCGTAGAGCCGCCATCATCGTCGCCCCAACCATCATCAGCAGATTGCAAATGCTGAGGAGTAAAGCCAGCTTTCTTATCGGGAACACCAGTGGCTCCAGATGTAGTAGCTCCACCATCGTTGCTTCGAGAGGGAGAAGCAGAAGTAGCAGCAGCAGCAGGTGATGATGGTGAAACATTGCGATTCTGAGCAATGGTCTTCATGATCTCTTGTGCAAGAGCATCAACCATTTTGTCAACTTCAATCTCAATGGCAGCCAAGTCAATGCCAGCTTCAGCTTCCATCAAAACTGCTGGTAGCAATGCGTGTTTGGCGTAGACAACATAAGCTTCGATGACATCTTTGTGATACTCGAAATCTTTTCTGGCGAGAAGGTTGTACTTCTCATTGAACGCAAAAGTCTCGCTCTCGAATAAATTTTCTGGTAGTTTAATCTTTTCTACCAGTTCAATTTTCATCCATTCAAGCAAAGTATCAATTGCTTCTGTGTGAGTCTCGACTTGTCGAAGAGACTCAACCAACTTTGTCTTCTTGTATTCAGAATATCTTCTTAGCATTACGGGTCTCCCTCTCATTCCCTGTTGAGATATATACGGCACTCGGGGGGAAAATCCCTTTACTTCGACGGCATGTACTCGCCAATCTTCTTCAATGCCATCAAGTTCGAATCATACGATTGAAAAGGACTTGGCAGATATTGATAGGACAACGAGTCGAAGTCTCTGGACTTGCCCTCTGGATGAGAGAAGTAAACGTACTTCCCACGCTTTCCGATCACTCTGACTCCAAGTGAATTCGGCTTGTACTCGTGCATTAACAAATATGCTGCAACACCGAGGTCCGATACAATTTTTGTAGTGGACTCGTCGATTTCCTCTGGAATGTACTCATTGATTTTCTTCAGGAACATCAAACATGAGTCAAATGTATAGAACTCATTTGGTGGCTGATACTCGAAAATCAAGTTCTCGAACTCTTGGGCATCTGCGTCATTCTGACACTCGAAGTAGATAGCTCTAGCTCTCTTGCCAATAACGGCATAGCCGTGCATCAAGATGTAGGCCGCTACACCGAGATCGTTAACAAACTTATGAATCTTTTCTGGCATTTCATTTACCCTTTCCAAATCCGAACAATGTGTCCAGTTTCTCTTTCAGTATTACTGACACGAACAATACCGCTCTGTCGTGATCCAACAGGGCTGTGAGGCCCATGTATGTGTTCTTAACAGAGTTAGTGGTTATGAGAGTCGGAACCCCATTTACTTCTAGGTAGTCGCCGAATCTCAAATTAACTTATTTCTAACTTGCGTTTTCTGCTGCTATGAGGCACCCTCTCGCCACAGATTTCACTGGGTCTTTTGGACGAACCACTTCGCCGATCTCAATTGGGAGACCAGCACTTAGGATCATTTTCTTAAAGAACACATCAAAGCCGGGAGGACTAGCAGTGCCACCAGCAACTACAATGTCGATTGGGTCTTCAAGACGAGCCTTCTTGTCTGAATTTTCCATCAGACCTTTCTTCAAGCCGCCGATGGTCTTTTCGATCATCAACTCATATTGAGTTTTGATGGCACGCTCTACGAGATTGATTGGCTCTCGACCTAGATCGATCTTGGTTTTTTCTCTGTTGATAAAGGCAATAGTCTCACCAGTGGCCTTGGCTGCTTGCTTGTCGATCCAGTCGCCTGAGTTCACGATTGAGAAGGTAAAGACTTCTGCGCCGAACATTGAAAAAGCTACGTTGACCATGCCTGCACCACAAGAGATGCCAATGCCTGTGTACATCTTGTCAGCCAGTTCCGCATACACGAGAGCCATGCCTTCGTTGATTGGGCGAGCATCGACTGTGAAGCCATCTTCGCTTCTGTATGCCTTGAAGATTGCTTCCAGAATCTTTCTGTGATAGTCTGCGTCTGTCTCTGCGTTCACAGCGTTCGCAGGAACACTATAGAGTAGAATCTCTTTGTCTTGCTTTACGTTCTCAAGCAAGCTGTGCATCATGATGTTCATGATCTGGAAGGCGTCACGTTCTTTTGGATTGACACAGCCGTCCTTCATGGGACGCTTGAGGTCAATCTTAGGCATTGTGTAGGCCATCTTCACTGCGGCCTCGCCCAATGCGTATGCAACATTTGCATCTTCTCTGTGGATGAGAGGCACACCTGCCTTTTTCATCATGTTGAATACGAAGTCGTTATCCATTGGGAATTCCAAGAATGCGTTGACTTCGCTCTTGTATTCAAAATCTTGATCTTCGTCACGTTTGCAGCAGATCAAGTTGTAAGTTCCACAGTCAAATCCAATTCCAGCCATATTATTTCTCCAAATTTATATGGCCCCATCTGGTGCCATTGTTGATCCTAGTTATTACAGTGCGACTGACTTTGAAGTCCTCTGCTATGTATTGATGCTTCTCACCCTTAAGAAGCCTTAACTTGATTTCTCTCACATCCTCTTCTGATAGTTTAGCATTACAGTTCTTGCTACCACGCATTAGCTTTTGCAAAACTGCTCTGTTCTTCCCACCGAAGTTAGGATTGTCGCCACCTGTGTATTTGCCTTTCTTGGCTTTGCTCATCATGAGCTTCGTCTTGGTCGAGTGCGATTTTCCAAAGAAAGAGTTAAGTTCTCCCCTTTTGGACGTGAAACTCTTGTCTATGTTGTACAACATAGATAGGAACTTCATTCGCTTGTTGTTCTTCTATGACATCAAGCTCGTTAGCCTCGCATTCAGCCAGAACCTTGAACTCAAAGGCGTCTAATCCATACTTGTCCCAAGCTCTCTGAAGGTGAACATTTATGTGGACACCTTTGTTTAGGTGGTATCTGTGTCGTATGAACCGGCTATTGATGTTTACTGATTGACCGACATACATCTTGCCATTGATTTTGTTTAAGATACCGTATATGCCAATCATTTCTCATCCTTTTGATTTCTTGCCGAACATCCCGAAAATACCCGAAGAGGTGAAGTCTGGTACAAGTGGATCGACATGATCCTCTTCCTCTTTGGTTACTTGCTGAACCGAAATAACGTCTGCGTTATTGGCTGAAGTAACCACTTGACCATCAACAGATATGTTGATGTTCAGGGTGATTTCAAGTTCCCCGTCTCTTGGGACAACTCTTATTTTCGTAGATGGTGTAATCCTTTGGGCCATGTAGTATCTATGAGATTGGCCACTTTTTGAACATCTGATCTGCCTTATTTAATATCATGTCAGATGTTATCTCTGTAAGACAAGGCTTCGGATTATTTTGTGTTTTAGTACACGCACCCCAGTTATAACATGGACCACATGTCCAACAGGGGTCTTCATCTCTGTGTCTTTGAACCAAGAAGAAGTCGAAGTATTTGCCATACATTTTTCCGTCTGCAAAGGTGAAAATACCCACCAAGGGCTTGCCCATACCTCCTGCACAATGGAACGCCGCTGTGTCCACGGTGATGTTGTAATCCGTCTGATTCAGAATACCCATCCATTCTCGTATTGAAGTACCACTGATACAGGGAATGTCATTTCTTATGAGAGTGTAAATGGGGTGATTGTGTAGTCCGAAAACGTAATATCCTCGTTCTCTAAGACCGGCCACTGTTTCTAAAAGTTGATGCTTCAGAAGGTTTTTGTTTTCCATGGCGGAAATAGGAGCAATACAAACGGCTGGCCCTTGACGATCACGATGTTGCTCAATAATGTCTTTGCCTCGTTGCTTCTCCTCATCCGTGAGATGAATGTGCATTTTGTGGTTGGATAGAATTACGCCGCACTGGTCCGACCAGATATCTGATCTGTGTTTTCCAGAATAGGGAGCCATTCCCATCTCATAGCGACCACAAGCTGTCGTGGTATTGTAGTGGACGATGTAATCCCTACGTTGAACATCGAAGGAGTTTACAACCTTTGCAATGTATGGGTGATCTGCTACAGCGGGGTGATATTGGGGAGGACAGGCAAAATGGACTTCAACATCAGGCATTATCCTGTGGAAGTCCTCAAACATCATGCGGTGCATGAAGATATCACCCAATCCGCCTGTGTTACGAAACACAAGAATCTTGTTTCGTTTTTCGTAGAAGTCCTTCAGACTGAGAACTCTTTGGATTTTCTCTGGTCTTTCTCGACGAACCAATCCGGTGACACGTTTTCTTTGTTGAACTACTGGCATGAACTAAAAGAGTAGGCGCAATAAAAAAGGATGGCTGCCGAAGCAGCCATCCCCTGTAGTTTCACAAATCGGTTATCCGATTAGCTGTTGCAGACAGAGCGGACAGAACCCAAGACCAAGGCCGAAGGAGTTCCTGTAGCATCTGTGTTCTTCAGACGGAGCATAGTGATCGCAAGATCGCCCGTGTTGAAGATTTGGCTTTCGCCAGCAGCCAACTGGAATGTGAGGTTGGTGTCACCGTTGAGTTCACCTGTGATGGATTCAGTACCATCGAGGTTCTGAACCTGCAAGAAGTGAGCAGGACCACCGTGATCGACAACGAAATCGATTGTGTTCGTAGCATCATAGGTTGGTGACAATGTGTATGTTCCGCCAACACCGAAGGTGTTCTCAGAAGGTACATCAGAGTAAACCGAGCCGTCATCAGTTGTGACTTCAATGAAAGCAAACTGGTGATCCATCTGTGGATAAGCGAATCTCTTCCAGTAGTTGCAATCTGTGAATGTTTCACCGTCTTTCAAAAGACGATATGTTCCATTAGGACCAGCAACCCAAATCTGTCGTTGCAGAGAAGTTGCCATCTGTGAACCCAAGTTACCATAGGTTGCGGCTGCACCGGCTGCCAATGGGTGGGTTGATGGGTCAAGGTCCAACCGACCCTGATTGATGTTGTTGAGTTTTACCGTAAATACAGACATGTTAAGTCTCCATTGATTTGGTTTGTGTTTCCGTCCAATGTAGATATGCACCAAACTCTTGTTTAAGAATTTGGTTTTAGCCCATTGTATACCACATCAATCACCATCCTCATCGTGACGATGACGACGAGGTTCTGCTTCGGGTTTAGCTTCGGTTTCGCCAATAGGATGTTCGGTAGGAAGAACTTTTTCTATGCCCATGCAATTGAGATTTCTGTTAGTGACAATGAGTCTTCTGTTGCCTTCGTAGATGTAAAATACAGTCTTTGTGAAGGTCTGTCTTACAATGCGAGCTTTCTTTCTTCCGTTAATGTAAACCTCATCATCTACCTTGTAGTCACCGCCAAAATAGAAGGCGAGGCCAGAGACAAAATTCTCTATTGCGCCTTTGAAAAACAAGGCCGCTGCTGCCGTGATAAACCAACCTGTGTATTCGCCCATGATTCCGTCTATCAGAGCTTTTATTGCTTCTTGATCCATGGCATTCTCCTATGGATTGATGATTTCGCCATTCGGGAACATTCTCTGATACAGTCTTTTTCCAACACCTGTAGGTATGAGTGATGTTTTTGTGCCAGCAGCAGCGGCCTCAAACAAAGCAACGCTTTCCACGCCAGCAACCCAACCTGCATCCTGCCAATTTGTATCCACTTCGACAAAGTATCCCGCCTTCATTCCCATCTTTTTCAACATCTCGATATTGTGCTGTTTGAGCGGAACGGTCGGATAACTGCCAATTGTAGTTATCATCATCTTTTGCGAATGTTCTTTAATCAGAGGCATTGGGATTGCAAAATTTGTAATCCCAGACTCGACCAATAAGTCTTCAATTGGATGGGTTTCATTGTTGTATTCAAGATGTTTGATTTGAGCGAATTGTCGTCTCTTCAATTTAATCTCAGAAACCTTGATGATATCTGACTGTTCGCCTAGTAAATGAACCTTTTCGTCTTTGCACCCAAAGGAAAGATTCATTCCTTCGAACCGTTTCTGAATGACATCTTTCAGAGTTCTAAGTATCACAAGGTACTCATCCGAACTGCCAAAATAACAGATACAGTAATTGTCCTTGACCTTCGCATATTGCGGCAATTCAAACATTTCCAACCCTTTCTGATCTAACTACCTTACTATGGATAAGATAGAAATTGAGAAAGCAAAGCTGGGATTCAAAACTGTCGAAGATTTCTTTCTTCAATTTGGCAGCGATGTCTACACACAAATTTTACTTGAAGAAATTTTAGAAGGGGTAATGAATGCAGAATCTTTATTTGTATTTGGCGAGCAGGAGCAAGAAGGGGATCAAGCTGGTAACGGTCCTACCGACAGAAAACAAAATGACGGTCAGCACCAGAATAACCGATCTAACAATACTCAATCTGCCCATCGTATACCAGAAAAAGATCGAGAGGATTATGTATGACAATCGCATGTCATACGAATTATTCGGAGAAACATGTTCTTCTTATGAAATTTTGCGACAAAGGCTAAAAGCCCGAGGATTTGTAGATATTGCCATGGGTGCTGGTATAATGCTTAAGATGGATGCTTACACCGCTGGTCCAACTGTAACTACCAAATCCTTAAAAGCCAAATCAATCATGATTCAAAAAGGACAACCAAAACGAAAGTTTGCTTGACCTTTCTCTTATATGATGTAACTTTGGCGTTCCAGAAAGGAATCTATAACATGTACGAAGGCAAGAATTTTAGGAACGGAGTTTGGCATTGTTTCGGTGAGACGTTTGATGCTATTAACCCGTCCTCAGAAGAAGTTTATGGTCGTTTCCCTCAAACCAACAAGTTGGAGGTCGATAACACTGTAAAAGCAGCACGAGCCGCTTCACACGAATGGAAGAAGCTCAGCCGAGTCAAACGAGGAGAACTCTTTGATACATTGGCTCAACTCATCAAACGAGACCACGAGTGTCTCAAACATGCCATCTCAGTCGAGACTGGCAAAAACCTTAATGAATCACACGCTGAGGTGATAGAGGCACTACACATGTGCCAAGTCGCAGCAGCCGCAGGGAGACAGCCCTATGGTGAGTGCATTGCGTCAGAGCTTAGCACAAAAGATGCTTATGTTGTTCGCAAGCCTCGTGGTGTTGTTGCTGTTATCTCTCCTTGGAATTTTCCTCTTGCTATTGGTAGTTTTTGGAGTTCCGCTCCTGCTCTCGTTGAGGGTAACACTGTTGTACACAAACCTTCTGAACTTACCCCCATGGTCAACCAAATGATCGCCACCCTCTACGAAGAGGCGGGCTTTCCGGCTGGTGTTTACAATCTGATTCACGGCGATGGTACGACAGGAGATCATCTGGTTAAGTCTGATGTGGATGTGATCTTGTTCACTGGCTCTGCCGAAGTTGGACAACTCATTCGCCAACATTGTGCCAGCACCCATTCCAAAACTTGTAGTATTGAATGTGGTTCTAAGTCAGCCACTATTGTATTCGAAGATGGCAATATGAATCTGGGTGTAACTGCTGCTGCTGCCTCTTCATTCAAATTGAGTGGGCAGAGATGCGTGTCATCTGGTCGTATTTTGGTTCAAAGAAGCATCTTCGATGAGTTCGCTGCTGCGTATGTGAAATACATTGAAGACGAAGTGTACATTGGAAATCCCTTGGATACAGATGGAAAATGTGGTCTTAATTACGGCCCACTGATTAGTGCAGAACACATGGCAAAGGTTGCCAGCTTTAACCAACTGGTCCGTGAAGACAAAGACGCCCAAGTTCTTTATGATCCAGACAATGCCGAGGGCACAATCAAAGAATCTTATGGGTGGAAGGGTTACTTCCTGCGACCATTTGTTTACAAATGCGAATGGATGGATAAACCATTCTTGAAGCAAGAGGTCTTTGGACCGCATGTCGCATTGATTCCTTTCGATGATCTGGATGATGCAATTCGCATTTACAATGATACAGATTATGGACTGGCTCTAGGTATCATCACAGATGACTACCGCAAACATCGCAGGATCGCTCAGGAATGCACGACAGGCATGTTGTATATCAATGGTGGCAGCATTGCTGCGGAGAGTCACATCCCATTCTCTTCGTGGAAGAAGAGTGGCTATGGAGCTAGTGCTTCAGCTACTTGGAAGGCAGTTACACATACAATGTCTGTGACAGTCAACTACGAAGAAGGTAATTTGTCTTGGGCGCAGGGTATGAAATGACAGAAGTTTTTCGACGCCAAGTGGGTAATGAAGTTACCTACTTGGCTCATCTTGACAATCCTCCACGCAAACTCAAAGCAGTTTGGACAGTGGAGGCCGAGCAGGATTTGCGAGCTTGGACCAATACCTCTACCTCGTTCATGCAAGAGTTGGCAAACAACTTGCGCAGAGAAATGGGTTTTGATTCAACTCAAGAAACACACAATTGGAAAGAAGAGGGTTTTTGAAATGAACAGTATTGGTATTATCGGGCAAGGTTTTGTTGGGGGTGCTGTCTTTGATGGAATGTGTCACGCATTTGACATTACTGCATACGACATTAAAACAGGCATAACAGGAACAAAGAGATGTTGCACAAATGTTAAATTGGAAGATGGGTACAAACAGGTTTTGAATGAAACGGATGGGCCGATTTTTGTGTGCATTCCTACACCCATGAACCCTGATGGTTCTTGCAATACAGAAATTGTAAAGGGCGTGTTGGCCAAGTTAAATGAACTGACAGATAAGCCTCGGGTGGTTTGTATCAAGTCTACTATGACACCCGGAACGACCGCTCGTTTCGATGAGATGTTTGAGAACCTCCATGTTTGTTACAATCCAGAGTTCTTGCGTGAAGCTACAGCTTTGGAGGATTTCAAGAATCAAGACCGAATCATTATCGGTGGCCCACGAGAAGGTACAAATGTCTTGAAGCAAATGTATGAAACGGCCTATCCAGATGTGCCTGTCACAAAGACATCTTCAACCATAGCTGAGTTGGTTAAATACACAACGAACTGCTTTTTGGCAGTTAAGGTGGCTTTTGCAAACGAACTCGCTGAATTGTGTGGTGCGTTGGGTGAGGACTATGACAAGGTTGTCGAGTACGCCACAAAAGACAAGAGGTTGGGAAGTTCACACTGGTCTGTTCCCGGCCCTGATGGGAAGAAGGGTTTTGGGGGAAGTTGCTTCCCAAAAGACCTGAATGCTCTTATGAAACTATCCGAAGAAAATGGTTTGGATTGCAACACCATGAAAGGTGCTTGGGAAACTAACCTTCGAGTCCGTCCAGAAAAAGACTGGACGGAACTCAAAGGACGTGCTGTCATTTAGACTTTCGAATCTTCACGCAAAAGCGTGGAAGTGTGATCTGTCCTAATTCAGTTTCAACTGTCAGCATTTTGCCGTCAGTCTCTACGATGGTCCCACCGTTCTGAAGAAACTCATAAATGATTTCGTCCGTGTTGCCATCAGCCTCTACCTTTTCTTGAAGCTTGCTTTCACTTACTTTCGATTTGACTTCACATCCGATGAAACGTGTATATGGATTTTCAGCATCGATTGGTTCGATGTTAAAAAATTCCTTCATACCACCATCACCGTCATGGCCAGACAGCCAGTTTTTGAAGTCGTGTAGAGACAGGTGTTTTTTCATTGGGTTTCCTCCTCGTCCTTAAAGAACCTGATAGCCTCCTCATCAGAATTTATGTATACAGCATTAACATACTTTGCGCCATCTGAGTAGCTCGCAATTTCAACATCTTCGCTAGATCGCTTGAGCCAAAACAGGTTGGCATCAATGATGTTCTCTGCTATTTTCTGCTGAGGATACATCCAAAGGTTGTTTTCCAGTTGCATGGCTCCCTCTCTTTGATCCTCGAACGCATCGTCGCAAGACATCAGCATGATCTTTTTCGCTCCAAATTGGTAGGCGAGTCCGATGGCTGAGCAGATGGGATTTCTGTAATCATCGATGTGATATTTGGACTTTCTGTTGAAACCAAACTCTGGTTCTGGAGAAGGGTTGTATAGGTAAATCGCACCTTCATACTGCTTCAAGAAATTTGGATAAGTTCTGGCAGATGCCACGCACGCCGGATAGTATTGAGAGCTTTTCTTAGGCATGTATTTCATGCACTCTGCATAAGGATTGTTAACCAAATAAACATTGATGGTTCGAAAGTTGTCTGAATTAGATTTGTCAATCAATTCCCATTTTTTCAACGTTCCATTGACTGCAATCACAGACACGTCATTCGGGAACTCTGATACGATTTTATGTCGTTCTTCAAAGTTGTAACCATCAGAGATAATTACAACTTTTGGAAAGACGATGGATTCATCTGAGATATTGGCCGCTCCAATTCTTTGATTTGCTTGTTCATTTTGGGCCAGTAAAGCTCTATCATCTTGTGATATAATCCTATTGTCATTTATGGCAATGGAGTTTTTCTTGGCGAAATTGCGAATCCAGAGTCCGCTGGCGTAAATGTACTCATTCCGTTTTGTTTTCTTTATTCTCATTTGTGTTCATTTCATGACTTGGGAATTGGGCAGGGCGTAATCATAACGCAGTTCCTACCGTCAGCCTCTTTGGGCATGATATTATCCATCGTGATCTTCAATTCAATTGGTGCGCCTTGGTATGGAGCAATCTCCAACTTCGGCATCTCTTCTGGGAAGAGAACTGGAATGCCAATGTCTTCAGGAATTATCAGAGCGATTCCTTCTGGGAACCCTGTCACCCTCAATTCTGTTGGCATACCCTTGGCGTTCACAAAGATTTCATGAGGAATGGGTTCCACCATTCTCACCAAAATTTCTTCTGGGATGTCTTCGACACCATCCAATCGAATACTTGCACCCTCTGTGTCCAAAGAGACGCTAACGCCTTCTGCAACCAATCCAATTGTGCTTGGCAAATCGGTAACATCGAACTTAATAGAGTTCGGAATTGGACTTTCTGGTCCATGGATAAAGACATCCGTTGGAATGTTTACGCCTTCTGCATCCACCTTAATTCTGTCAGGTAGACCTCGTGCATCAATTTCCAACTTCGGCAATTCAGGAGCAATGATATGAATTTCCGAAGGGAAATCTACAGCTTCATATTCAATCTTGTATTCTCCTGCTGCTTCGAACAAGTCAGCGAACTCTGTGCCAAATCCATCAACAATGTTTTCATCAACTGCAAATCTCTGAGGGGTTCTTACCTCTCTAACCATTTGCATTTTTACATCCATTGAAGGTTGGTTTCCCCAGTCTACTTGCAGCATGGGTAATTCAGTCGCATCCAATTGTAGAGTAATGTTCGACTCTGGGGGTACGATTACAATTGTCGGCGGAATCGGTGGATCAATAATGATCGTCGGCGGAATTGGTGGATCAATAATGATAACATCTGGGATGTCATCTGTTACAGTGATCGTTACCACGCTTTGTGTAATGTTGATCGGATTCGGGTTGATGATCGTAATTTGGCTCGGGAAGTCAGGGCCTTCGATCACAGATGGAATTGGACCAATTTGTCCTTCGATGGAAATACACGGAAACACCAAAGGAGGCAGATTTATGTCTGGCTCTGGAACATCACACGGTACAAATGTGAAATCTGGGATGTTCGGAATTTCAGGAATCGGAATCTCAAACGTATCTTCAATAGCAGGTGGCGGTTCTTGTGGATTCGAACGCTCAACAGGCGTAATGATGATCTGGCATTTGTCGTTTGTGACGGTCAATACTGGATCGATTGTTGCATTTAGAGCATATCGGTGTTCCCCCTCAAGAACGGTCGTTGTAAATTCGCCATCTCCAAAGTCCAAACGGAAAGCATTCAATGTGCCCGGTGGTGTAAGTTGAATTAAGTAAGAGGCAAATATGCCGGTCTCTGGGTTGTTTTCTGTGATGTTGAAGATGAAATTCACATCAGGACAAGCAAAGTCATCAAAAATGACTTCAAGTTCTTGAAGATTTCTGATTCTCCAATCAAGTGTCTTTTGTCTGGGGTCAAAATTATACCCAATGAAATCCTGTGTTTTAAGAATAGCATCAACAAATTGGTTGTGATGTTCTGCAATGACATAACTTCTGATCCAAGTTCCCTTCGGATTGAATTGAGTTTTGTCTCCTCCAAGTTGACGTGCGCAACCTTTCAATTTGATAACTTTGTCATTTACATTCTTATCTACAGAGTCATAGTACAACAACTCGCCAGAGATGTTTGCAAACCCATTATCGGCCCAGATGTCGTTCTTATCTGCCGCAACTGGAATGATTGATATTTCCTGCGCCCATGGGGAATTGTCCGCAGACAGCTTTGTTTCGGTCGTGTTGTAGACCAAAAACAAAGTGTAGTCTGAGTCAATTTCGTTTGGGTATACAGGAATAGGAGGAAAAGCCATTTCAGTACACTCCTACGATGAATTGCTCACCTTCTGGTCTTGCAGTGAGCTTTACAAAAGTTGTATCGATCTCATTGAATTTCACAAACGTATTCTCACTATAGTCAAAGCTTATGTAGGCTCTTTTGTCTTTATCAGACGCCACCTTCAGTGTGTTTTTTTGATCGTCAAAACCCAAAACGCTTGTATCTTGAATAGAACGGAACAATGAAGAGTTGATTCCCGGCCCACCAGTTCTCCATGTACTTTCGGTTGGCAGGAATTGAGAGATCGATCCTGAGTTGTTAAACAAATAAACACCTTCACTCAAGTCGGCGAATTCTCCTTCTAGTCTTGTTGGTCCTAGAATGTCTTGTAATTTTCGCACATTTTGGAATGGTACACCAACAGTTCCTTCGGTTCTGTAAAAGCTTCTGATGCGGAAGAATGGTCCAACGCCATCATTTCTGGCAAAGTAACCTGCGTTTCCTTTCCATACACTGCGATAAACGCTGTAGTGTCCATAGGTGGGCGAGCCATCTCCCTCATAGACGGCAGGATTTTCAGACAACTCCTGTGCGCCATTCAGATAGTTGTCTTGTATCAATCCGACACTTGTGTTTGACAAATCCACCAAACTCAATGTCAATAGATTTTCGTTGGTGGGAGATGTGTTTGGAAGAATGGTTCCAGTTGTTGCACCAAACACAAAGTACGATTGGGAATTGTTTGAATTAAGATTTACCCAGTTCCAAGGTCTTGTCATTGAGTCTCTTGTGAAGTAGGTGTCGCTGAATCCGTTATATTCACGAACCTCAATTGTTTCACTGGCCACTGGATCGGCTGCACCACGGCCACTGGCCCAATACAACATGTTGACACCATTACGACCAGATGATGTTGTGCCTCTATTGGCAAAGCCAACATTCTTGCGAAATTCTCTTTTCTGCTCTTCTTCATTTGGCACACCGTCTAAAAATTCATCATTTCTGAGAACTGTCAAAGAAGCCGTAGTTGTCAATTTGAATGTTTCACTAATCAATCCGTATTCATAGGCACGCACTGTTGTATCATCATTGAAAATCCACATCCAAAGATTTTGATTTTCAATGATATCGATAGAATCTTCATAGGTTGTAATGCGATATGATCCAAACTCCGTGTCTACACGCAGTTTCATATCATACAATCCTCCAACACTAAATGACGCTGTTGTGACTGATGAGTTTGGATGCTGAAGATCGTCTCCCAAGGCCCAAGTGTATTGAACAATTGGATCAACTGGATTATCCACTTCGTTTAGAGGTTCACCACCATAGCTGTATCCGGGCGTGGCTGGGTTTTCTCCAGAATATACTTCCATGCGAATTAAGGAGTTGATCGGTGATCGAATTCTTGGCACAGAATCAAACGGACCATTTGGTGGAATACCGGGAGTAACATCCTGAATACCAGACTGTTCAATGTACTGAATGATAGCTGGTTCGGGTGCCTTCACACGAGCGTTGATCCAATTCTCAAAGATACACACATCGGAACCAAAATCGTTTTCAACGGTCAATTTGACCGTGTAGATTCCCGGCTTGTGATAAATCTTTTTGATCTTGCCGCTATCTTCGTCACGCACAATAACATCAATGTCACCATCAGAAACTTGACTTGTGGCACTGACAAGAGAGAACAAAGAGATAATAGATGTGGTCTGATCTCCAAAATCCCATGTGACTTTAATGTCACCTGTATTGCCGTCAGTTCCAAGTCTGAAGCTAAGATTATTGAATTCAACTTCAAGAGGTACAATGCCCGTGCGAATGTCAGATGCAAACCACGCACGAGGAACAAGCACGATTTTTCTCAAGAAGTTGATGCGACCTTCCAGAGTTTCTCCAAAAGGTTCTGAATCGATTGTACCTTCAACTCCACAAAACTCTTGGATTGCAATAAGCGCATTCTTCAAGTTGTTGTGATGGCGTGCCATCACATTCACGGTAACATTTGTAATCCTTTTGGGCTTGATGTTGTCTTCAAATCCTTCAAGTATTTCTAAACCACTAATTGAATATGCGTCTGCATCAAATGCAGTATAGTGGAAAGAAATCGCTCGTTTGTCTATGTCGCTGCATTGTTCAGTGAGCGTAATCAATCCAGTCTCAGGCATTAACAATGCGATCTGAGGATCAGGTTCCAGATATATTGTGGTATCGCCCGGATTGTAGTCTTCAGCCAACACAAATCGAATGGCATCATGGGCCGCAAACAAATTATCGTCGCCGTCAAATTCTTCTGGGTATCGAGATGATACGGGTATTGCCATGATTCTCCTATAGAACGATCAAAGGTGTTGGCAACTCAACCTTTTTGAGTCTGCCGTTCGAAAAAATATCCAAGAGTGTAACTGTGTACTCACCGGGCTGTTGATAAATGTGTGAAATCTCATGTGCATCTGGGTCTTCTTGTGTATAATTTTCGCCATCTCCAAACAACCAGTTTCTTTGCACAATATCCCCGTCTGTCTGGTCCACAAAACGAAATTCCTTTGGAGTTTCAATAAGTTCCATTGCAGTTTTCACAGAATAAGGATCAGTCGTGTCCTCGACATAGAAAAATGGAATCGCCTCATTGGAATCGACGGTTATGTAATCTTTTTTGGTTGCAATCCCTTGTGCGCCCGTAGAAGTGATAACATTCAATTTCACTGTGTATGTGCCTTCTGTCAGGTATGTATGTCGTGGACTCTTATCCAAAGATGTTCCACCATCTCCAAAATCCCACAAATACCGAGCAATGTGTCCGGTAGTGAAATTCTGGAATGTTACCCTGTGGGGAGGAGGCCCTTTAATCAAAGAAGCTCGAAAGAGTGGCTTAGGAGCAAGAAATCTTACCTCTTGGAATTTCAGAATTCCGTTAAGAGATTCTTCTGTTGGAAACTCCCGAACTCCCAAATCCACCTCCATGTTAATCAAGGCGTCTTTAACTGCATTGTGGTGATCCGCAACAACAGCGTTCGTTACAAAAGTTGTTTTGGCAGGCCAGTGATTCCTTCTTGACCCAGCGAATCCACGTTTCAAACTCTGAAATGTATTGCTGGTTTTCTTTTCGTAATAGATCAATTCTGCCGAACCGGGAGAACCCGGTGGTGGCCCAACTCTCAATTGACCTTTGCTTGGAAATCCAGTGGCGTCTTCGACAACAATGATATTGCTATTGTATGTGAGAGTTTGCTTCAACAGCGTCTCTGAATTGTTCGTGGCTTCGTACAGAGTATCCTTATCATCAAGGGCCTCTGGGAAGATCGATAAATCACCTGTTTGGTATCCTTCATCTAATGAAGAAATCTTGTCTACTGCCATTTCTTAACCTCGTGCTTTTGCTTTCGCTTCCACTTTGGGTGTCTCTGTCTTTGACTCCTTCCCGTGTTCTAACATTTTGGTTTGGATTTGGTTGACAAGACCAATCACATGAGATTTTACAGGCGAACCGTTGTCTAACGACAACACAGTCTTGATGAATTCTGGATCAAGAGGCTTATTAAACATTACTCTCAGATTAAACTCTTCGAGTAGCTTCTCGTTCCAGTATTCTCTCTGTGCCTGTTCATCATCCAGCGGTTTCATTTCACCAACGACTGCAATAATGCGGTCGTAGCCATGCGCCAGAAACGACATCTCTTCCATTACGTTTTTCAGCTTTTGCTGAACTTTTTGTGCAGCTTTGGTGAGTTGTTCCTTTTCTCTCTGCAACTTTCTTATATTTATCTCACACTCCCTGATTCTCAGATCGAGATATTCGCCTTTATCTGATTCGTCCATTGTGGCCAAATCTCTGATGGTTCGATCCATTCTCTCAATTCTGATGTCGAAGAGTTCGAGTTCGTCTTCACAGTCCACCAGTTGTTTGCTATAAGATTCAACTGTTTCACGTCGAGCATTGAGTTCCCTGACAATTTGCCAAAGTTGTGATTGTCCGGTTGGCTCCTTGCCGATTATGAATTTTTCGATCTGAAAGAAGGTATGACGGTCAGGAAGTGTGTTTTTCTTCAAGATACCTTCCACCTTCTCTGTAAGTTCTGTTGACACTGAATGTCCTCCTATTTTCTTCAATTAGAAGAGTGTCATTTGCATTTTTCTTGATTGTCCACTATGATAACAACATGAGAAGAAATATCATTCCTAAAGACCAACTTGTTCATCTCTATCATGAGAAAAAGAAAACAGATTTGGAGATCGCCAAAATCTTCCATTGCACTAAAGGAACGGTGTACAACACAAGGAAAAGGTTTGGCATTAAGAGGTTGAAAAGATGGGAAAGGAACATCTGTCATCCAACAGAAGAGCAATTACAAATTTTGTACGGCACTCTTCTTGGAGATGCTTCTCTTACTAATGGCACAAAAAGTTCTTACAGATGTGAGTCCATATTGGAGGTGAAACATTCTTTCAAACAAAAACAATATCTCTTTTGGAAACATAAGATGCTGGCATCGCTTTGTGCCTCAAAACCCAAACAGCTTAAGAACAAGCAATGGAGAATTAGAACCTTTCACCATCCCTATTTCAGCCAACTGAGACAGGAATGGTATCCTCATGGTGTGAAATGCTTAAAAAGTATTGATTGGTCGAAATTAACTCTGTTGAGTGTTGCTGTTTGGTATATGGACGATGGTTCTTTGAGCAAAAGTTCTAACTTCATAAGATTGCACACTTGCTCATTTACCAAGTCAGACCATATAATTCTTTCAGAGTGGCTGTTGAAGCAATACGGCATTTCTTCTTACATGAGAGAATACGACGGATATCGCAACTTGGTTATTGATATTGACTCAAGGCTTGAGTTCGTTAATATGATTAAGCCATTTGTCATTTCGTCAATGTCTTACAAAACAACGTTTCGGGAGTATGACCGATGGGTAAATTAGAACGTGCCGTGGCGTATTTGTCAGGCCCCATGGAATTTGTTGCAGATCACGGAGTTGAATGGCGTCGAAAGTTCATTGAACTTCTGAAGAAAAAAAACTTGAAGATCGATTGCATCGATCCAACTAACAAACCGGGTGGCCAAGACATCAAAATTGGCGAGAATAAAGAAGAACAGGTGCGTCTGCAACAAGAAGGAAAATGGCTACAACTCAGAGATTACGTCCGTTCTTACAGGCGATACGATCTGAGGTTCGTGGACATCTCTGATTTTCTTGTGGTCGTAGTCGATCCTCGTGTACCTCAATGGGGCACCAGCAACGAGGTTTACTTCGCTGAGATGCAGCATAAGCCAATGTTCTTCATCTGCGACGGTGGATTGTACAATCTACCACGTTGGTTGTTTGATGTGGTGGATATTCAAGATCACAATGGAACACGCTGTAATGTGTTTCAGAGCGTTGAGGAAGTGGTCCAAGAGCTTGTTGGCATCGACATGGGCGATATCCCCATGACAGACGAGTGGGTTTTGGTTCGAAAGTTCATCGAACATCAACGACAAGAGATCGGCTAGAAGCCGAATTCTCGCCAATCCAACTTTTGTTCTGTTTGTGGCATGTTGGCCCATCCGTGAAGACGAGATTCCATAGTGATTAGTTCCGTGAAGTCGGTATCTAATGGGAATATGCCACCTTGCGGAACAATCACTGGTTGGTGCATGAGGTGCATGATGTCTCCTGCTACCAAAGGAGACTCGCCTGCGATCATCTCACCGTTGACAACCACAGAACTATTTGAGAACACCCACTGAGTTTCAACCCATCCTTGGCCTTCATCTGCGCCAAGGTAATTCATTGATCTCAGTCTTAATCCAGAGAACACATTGATGCTTTCAGTTCTGAGGTTTGGCCAGAGTTCCATGATGTAAGGAGGCGGATTCTCCTCGAACATAAATTCTGAATACTCCAGATATCTGTCCTCGGCTGGATGACAAAGATGAATTTCCCCAAATCGGGGGCCGGGAACAATGTAGGCGGATTCTCCGTGATACAATGTGGAGGTGTTTTGTTCATATTGAACATGCAATTCAATAATTGGAACACGATCAACGATGACTGTACCAGATGTTCTGATGCAGAATCGCCAATGAAATGGACCGGGTTCGCTTATGTTCCAATGATACATCTCGCTCCTAAATGACTCTTAAACCAACAATGGCTTTGAATTTACAGCCATATTCTTTTGCACCGGCTGCCCAGACTAATTTAGAATGTTCAAAGTCATTTTCGCCTTTGAACTCTGGCCAGTCACCGATTGTTTCGAACGTTTTTTTGTTGATAAGAACGCCATCTAAGGGAGTGTCTAAGAAGTCACACTTCCGGTCTATAACAGGAAAGAGAATATCTTTCTCATCCTGAGCGAAATAGAACTTCCGCTCAACGAATTGAGTAAAGCGTCCGCCTGCGAAAACCAACAATCCCCACTCATGTTCAAGCCGTTTGAATCCGGTGTTGATTAAGGAAGCAAGAGTGTCACGACCCTTATAGGTCGGACAATACTCCTTAAACTTCTTGAAATCATGAGGTGAAGCATCATTCCCCACAACAGAGATAACATCTCTATTGTAACAATGATGCTTCACTGAGGAAACAGTGATTTTCAAGGCGTCCTCTTTCCTATCAGGGCATAATATGACTATGCCCAAATCAAGAGAATCCTTGTTTATCATGATATCGTTTATACAAGTGCGATATCGAAGTCGATGCGAATTATGTCCTCATCAGAGAGGGCTGTTGAAAGAGAGAATGTGCCTGCACCGAAATCTGGTGTGAAACTTAGAAGTGTCCAAGCATCTTCAACCATTACTCCGGGGACATAGACCTCTACATCGCTAAAGATTCGCACTCCGTTAACATACACCCGTAGTGTCCCTTCGACATAAGGTGTTGCCATAGAGGTCACTTTATAGTTGATGTAATCTGGTTCAATGATGTCATCATGAACCGGATCAAGACCATAAAAATGTTGGTGAGCAGCACTGGCAGGAAATGCCAAGTTGAACTTTAAGATGTTCGGTGTTGTTACACTCATCGACACAGTGTCAGATGGCTGGAACAACACCGAACCAGCATCAAACACAACTGTAGCCGATCCATCTGTAACTTGCAAGGTGAGATCAGTAGCTTCATCTGCAATAAGATCAAGTTTGGCAGACTGGGCTGCTGTCATCCTTACAAAATTTGTACTATCTGTATGATCGTCCATGCTATGCAGGGCGTCATCAATAGCTTGTTTTTTCAAAGAACCATCTGCTGCGATGGATTGATTAAGGCGATTTGCCACGGTGTTTTGCGTACCGATAGCATCTCTCATCTGTTGGATAACGTCATCCAGAGCTAAGTTAATGAGGTTCTGGCGAGTCATCAGACTCTTGAGAGGAATGTTGTCTGTATTCCAATGGACCGGATCACTTGGCCCAAATAGAGGTACGTCAATTAGTTCAATGCGTGGCATTCAGACTCCGCTTCTTAGATGAAGTTTAATCGCCAATTCCATGTAATCTGCATGTCTTCCGTCTTATTCAGATCAGCGAAAGTGGTCAAACTATATAGAGTCCCATCAGCCATTTGCAGGGCCATCTCGTTCAAAGTGACACTCACTGCTTCGTCAAAAGAAATAACAGACGTGAAAATCACCTGCGTTGCAATAGTTGGATCGATCATGGCAATAACTGGCTTGGACAATCTCGTTGTTCCAAACAGACCGTTTCGGCCTGCATCTACATATTTCTTGACACCACCCTGTGTGCCTCCGTCGCCAAACAACATGTGTGTGACGTAGAATTTGAATCCGTCACCAAGTTGGTTGGCAAGGGCCTTGGCAAGAGCTTTTCGTCCATTCTTTAGGACAGTGTTCTTGAAGGAGATCGTTTCCTGCCTTCCATCTTTCCAGTCGATAATGGCGTCTACGTCTCCCACAAGTCGGAGTTGTTCTGTTACATTCATACTTCACCTTCTTCGGTATTACCGTTTGCCCATTCAATCTGGAAAGAAACTGCCTCTTCCTGTTGAACGTTCTCTTGTATTCCGCTGGCACTATTGGTTGAAAGCGCTACAATTGTTGTATTCTGATCTACTTGATCGAATATCTCTCGGATCACTACATCCTGCCCGTCTTTATCCAAATGGTCAAACACCGTGAACCCCACGTTAACAGTTAGTTTTTCAATGTGAGCTATCGAATAGCTGACAGCCGTTCCGCCCGATGCCAGAGTCCCCCAGCTATTCTGAGGGCCTGCCAAAGTGATATTCACGCCATCGATATCAGCGATCCTGTACCAATCGTCACTTCCGATCTTAAACAAGTAATTCTGAATGAAGTTACTGTCATCTGTGATTAAATCTGGGTCTGTTTCGCCGTTTTGACCACCTTGCATACTGAATTCTGCTTCATGATCGAATAGAGTAGTTAGTTTAAGACCACGATATCCAAACAAACCAGCCGCTCCCTCTACCAGTCTACGGTAGATTTTCACGCCATTGGCACTGCCAACATCTCCATCTGAATATCCTTCAATCCAGAAATCTACGCCATCAAACTCAATGATTTCGTACTCCACATCTTCATAAACAAACAAATCTCTGTGATCCATGTATTCATGAATGTTAGTCGGAGTGAATTCGGTATCGTTCAACTCAATAAAAGCTCTGTAAGTGACTTCTAGTTCGCCAGTGGTGCTTGTGTCAATCTCATTGTCGTTGTCATCTAGCAATCTGTAAGACACACCGCTAACGTTCGTCGTTGGAAGTGATACATCATATTTAATATGCAGCTTTCCATCTATGATTTTATCGATCTCAAAAGCCGTGGCTGAATATGCAAGAATCTCAACCTTCCAAGAGCCACCACTGTAGTCTGGAGTATTCTCAACATCCCACAGCGTCTTGACTCCCAAAACTGTGTAGTCAACTTCGTCATCTGACAGTTTGATTAGATTGTCTTGAGTAATGTCGGTTTTGTCGTTTCCATAAAGAACATTTGTGATATTGAATGTGAACATCGATTCATCGAGAGGTTCTGGAACAGCAGACGTGACTCTTGCTGTTTTGTCTTGAATATCTCCCAAGAAGTATGTCCCAGCATTCAGTGATGGTGACAACACCTCCATGAAGTGTTTATTCAGTGGGAAGATGCCAAGGTCATCCAAGCCAACATCTGGAGAGATGAAGGAGATGCTGTCGTTATATGCTGTGCCAAATTTTCCAGAAACAACTGTTGTCTGTTCTGAAATCTGACCACGATCTGGAATCAGTTCGGGCGGCGTAGTGAACGACATTGTTCTGGTGAAGATCGTATTTGCATTTCCAGAAATTACATATTCTGAATGATCCACTGTGATGATCGCTTGGATTTCCTCAACTGGAGATTGAATAAATTCTTCGACTCCTCCAAGATAATTGACAGAGAATATCTGTGCATGGAATGGCAGGTATTCTCCTAGAATGTCAGCAGCTTCAGAGATTCTGTCATTGGATAGTTCTTCGACTTCAATGTCGAATGACATCATGCTACTAATACAGGCACCACAAGGATCGACAAAATCTTTATCGATCATACAGGCATCATAGGAATCACGGGTACTACCGTTGTATTCTTCCATGTTGTAAATGTTCTCAGAGTACGGGAACTCTGTCCTGATCTTTCCAAAGACAAGGAACTTGTGCCATGGATGCTTCACAGGGATCAGAATGTCAAAGAGAGGATCGGACTCCTCGATCAATCTGACATTCCAATTCTTCGGAGGGTATTGCTGGTCGGCTTCATCACGCTGATCCATAAGAGGAAGTAAACGAATGTACTCTTCAATGTTTTGTTGTGTGGGATTCTCTGGCTGGTTGTACTCATAAAGCACACGAACAATATCTCCTTCGTAGAGAGGGGTGTTGCTGGCCGAGAGTTGATCTCCAATCCAAGTCATTCGAACTATGCAGTCATCTCCTACGTCGAATGCGACGTAATCTGAGGAGTATTCTGTGTACTCATCCTCGCCTTCCCTTCTGACCCACAATCCAAAATTTGTATCGTTGATCGGGAGAACGATGCTCTCTTTGGTCAAGGTGAATGTTGGACTGTCAGAAACAAGGAAAGATTCCTGATAGGTGTATGGAGACACCAATTGCCAGTATTGGACTGTTGACAACAAACTCATTCCAGCTTGGGAAAAAGCTTGTTCTAACCCTTCCTTTGTTCCTTTTTTCTTGAACAAAGACACGGCTTCTTTGATTTGCCGTCTCCAAAGTGTGGGGTCTCCAGATTTCAACTTATGATGAAATAGATTTGAGAGATAGACCAACATTGTTTCATGTAATGCGTTGGCATCAAACAAGTCGATGATCTGGTTGGCTTGATCTTCTAGGAATCTAAAGCCTTCAGCAATTGATTCATTCAAGTTGTGAAGTTGACGAGGCGTCAGGTCGTTGTCGCAAATTACAGCCTTGAACATCTCTGGAAGATATCGCTCCAACAAAGTTGGGTATTTGTATTCCGATGTCACATGTGTTGGAATTGTTTGTACAGACTGTCCATCTCCTAAGATTTTGAATGGGATATGAGATGACAAAGATTCGCCATTAGTATTTGGCGTCCAAGTCCAACAAATGAAATAATCACCTGCACGAACAGAGCCTTCTGGGTTCCATTCGAATTGGAATTGTCCAATGATCGGATTGTCGTCTTCATCTACAGATTGTGTAAGACGTGACTCTTCAGGCGTCGTAGAAAGCCAAGCTGGGTTGCTGGTTGTGCCCAGAACAAAAACAGCAACTCTGTCTTTGTAATAGAACATTGATCTGTTTGCCGTCGATGAAATTTGATCTTTGATCCTGTTAACAATGAGTTGATTTTCTTCTGTGGGATCATCGCACAAAGTTTTCTGGGCAACTTTGAGTTCTTCTACTAACGTGGCGTCATCATTGATAAGTTCATATTCTCCAAAGTTGTTGCCTAGAAAATCACGCTCAGTAAAGTACACAGTGATCCTGTCGATCTTGTATGGGTTGGAATCAAAGCACCCCTCTGCATCAGGCGTGGTGATTTCAAACAAGATCGTATCTGTGATCTTCGGTTTCTCTGTGATTTTTTTAAGTGCCATTATTCGTAAATGAAGTTGATTTCCAAAGTCTTTGGCCTGATGATCTCAAAGAACTTGGCAACAACCAATTCTCCTGAATTTTCTTCATCTTCTGTCAAGAAGTTCAATATCACACTTTTAACTTCTTTGACATCTGATATTTCTTTAATCAAGTCTCCAGCCTTCAAATCCTTGTTGTATTCCCAGTTGTTTAAGGAAAAGAATGTGTCCAGCCTGCGTGTGACTCGATCTCTGTATTCCTCTTCGAACTTCTTGTAGAACTTATTCATGAGCAAATCTACGCTGACATCTACTTCAAGAATCACACCATCTCTGATACAGACGTAATCTGTTATCATTTTTTTGCTATCAACTTCTTCTTGAAGCAGAACTTTAAGTTCGTTACTTGCTAGGGCTAAATCGTCATTGCCATCTTTTGCAAGCACATACAAATCAATCACATTTGCCGCACAACCATGGTTTCTAAGGACCGCTGTAGATTTTCCGATTTGTCCGGTGTAAGGTGTAACGAATTGATCTGCCAGAGTCTTATAGTCATCACCTGTTACAGCACGATGTTGAAGCCTCATCCAGCGAGGAAGCTTGAATTTGATGTCTTCGATGGTGTCGCCTTCATATCCATGTTCTCCACGGGTGTAGTTGATGAATGTAACAGGGATTCTGAAATCAAAACCGGGAACAATGAATGTCCTTTGAAATTCCAATGATCCTGTAGTGATGTTTCCGGCAATTCCACCACCAATTCTATAAGTAACACTGATTTCGGCACCACGAGCCGGAATTTGTCCTGCTCTAGCGCTTCCAAACATAATGAACGCCTTCCAATCAGGGCTGAATTCAACTCTGAATTCTTTCCTCTTTTTCGAGTCGGTGAACCATTGAACTTGTTCCCATTCCTCGCCATCAACATACACTCTCACGGAATTATAAATTACAGATGGAGACCCAAGTGCATTGGCTTGATTTGGTTCACCTGTTGCTGTGAAAGCATCAGTTCTTGTCTTTCCTTCTATTCCAACAATTGTGGTATTGAGAGAAAGTCCAGCAGGGATAATGATATCTTCATCAAAAATTGGTTGATTATTCGCATTGGCAGGATATAGCTCCATGCTTCTGCTGCCTAACTCCGTACCAAAATCGATTCTTTGTCCACCCGGAATCAGTAAATCTGTTTCCAAAGTTGAGTTGATACTGGCTGACCAGAGAGACCTTGCTGCAATTGGAGGAAGTGGCTTGAACCCTACAAGTTGAGCCAATCGAAATGCGTTATCGAGTTCTGATACAGTGTCAATAAAAATTTCATTGGCAATCTGGTCCATCTTAAACGACAATGTATCGGCAATAAATGCCCAATTCTCGATCAGCATGATGGCTAGATCAGATTCAACAAAGTCAGTAAATGTTTCACCAAACTTTTCTTTGATGAATTCAACCAGTCTTGTCTTTAGCGACCAGAAGTCTTGGTTGGTGTAGTTTAAGTTTACCAACTCTGGCGTTTTGATTATGTTCGACTCATCATAAGGAGTCACTTCAAAGGGACAATTCTGAAATGCCATTATGCTCCTCCTAGCGGTATTTGTAATTCCAATGCTTGAATGTCACTAATGTCTTGAGGATCAACAAACTCAATCTTGATAAACAATATGTGTTCTTTGTCTTCTCTAGGATCATCTGGGTTAAGAAATTGATCTGGGATACTGGATGTGACCATAATGTTTGTTATTTCAACCCTAGGTTCCCATTTGTTTAATGAATCTCCAATCATTCTTCTAGCATTATCTTCTAACATAGCGTCATTTGGTTCAAAGAATAATTGTCTAAGGGGAGTCCCGAATTTTGGAAGCATGACTCGTTCACCCGGATTGGTCAAAAGAAGCTGAAGCATATCAGCTTTAATTTGATCTACATTGGTCTTTTGCGCAAAAGTTCCTCTTGGTGTTTTCACCAAAGGGTATTGCAATCCAATAAATTTTGCTCTTGCCATTCTTGCCTCTTATCCTGCTGGAACTTGTACAATTTGTTCACTACCGCTACCGCCACTGCCCGTGTTAATGTCCTGAAGTTCCTCGTCTTCAACACATCCCTTCTTGCCACAATTTGCCATAGCAGATTCATATTCCTCACAACCACTTCCACAATCTGGAGGTGTTTGACACGGGTGATGACCAGATGCAAATACACGCTCACTCATGGCTTTTTCAGTCCAGTGAGTAATACCAGTGAGTGGGCAGATAATAGGGCATCTTGAAATGATGACACTGTATAAACATGGCCCACAACATTTCTTTCCTTCTTCTGGTGGACAATCACGACCAGCCATAAGTAAGATTTTCTTCTCAGCAAAGAAGATGTGAAGTTCTCCACTGTATCTGAAGTGAACATCTTCGGCAGCAGTAATGAACTTCTTGGTAACATAGGTAAACTTGTCAGATGGATTGCACTCCTTGTCTCCGACCAAAACAATGTCCATGTCATAAGTCTGTCTAATAGAATGCCCTCCAGCACGAAGGTAGATCACACCCGGTTCTCCCTTTGGTCTCCCTTGGAATCGCATGATGTGCGGCCCTCGACATTCACATTCATCACATGCGTTGCAATACTTGTCATCATCTCCAGCACAATGTGGATGGAAAATTTGAATCCATTGCTGCTGTGTCTCACGCTGTGAGAAGTCGTCGTTGTATCTCATCTCCAAACCGTATCCAGACTTGATCTGGATATAAGCTTTGGTAGCGTTATTGATTGGAGTTCCACCTTCCGAACGACATGGGCCACACTGCTTATTCAGATGATCGACCATGTTGATGACGTGCTTGGATGTGCTTTCCAAATGAATTCCACGCTGTTCTCCAGCATAGTTTGGAGGACATCCGGGGCAGTCCTTTGCAGGCTCGGTATGATCGTTCAATTCGATCTTGTTGCCTGTGGCCGTCAAGAGTTTGATGAAGTTTTGCTCCCCACGCAATTTGGAAAGTTTCTCTACATCACTCATGGCAAACAAATGGCCTGTGGCTGATTTCATCCACATCACACCGAGGTATTTGTCATTGCAACCAAAATCAAATGGTTGCAATGATCGTTCCCACTCGGGTTTGCCTTTGGGTTCTTCTACAGAATCATCCATGACCCAAGTGTGTCCACTGATTGACAACATCTGAATTCCCGATTGAGGAAGATGGCATCTGTTATTTTGCGGAGTGCCCGGACCTTTGTATGGGCGACATTCATTCTGGTGCTTAAAAAATGGATTAGCTCCAGTGTTGGTTCTGTCATATTTTGTTTGAACTGGAGCGGGACTATTTGGAGTGCTTGGATGTCCTTGAATGATGTTTTCGCACGACATGCCTTTTGGATTAGAACAACCGGGAAGACACAGAGACTCTTTCTCAATTGGCTTCCCTTTAATGTCAGTCCTATAAGGCAGCAGTGAATGCAGTGTCGCAGATAAAGTTTTGTGAACGGCGCAGTTCTGAATTCCTACACCGGATGTCGGCCTCAACAAATCGCCGGTCCCCGGATCAGGAGGACATGATGGATGCGCCCACTGGCCTCCATAGTGTAAGTGGTCGTCCTTGAACATCATCCAGTTTCCACAACCAGACATGAGTTCAATTCTTTTCCAACGACGATTGCACTTGGGGTCTCCATCCACCATCTTAAGCATGTGCTTTTCTGGCGTCTTGAAACCATAGATGTTTGGAAACGTTGATCTCTGTTGTTCCAGAGTATCTTCCAAGAATGCGTTTAGAGTCTTGCCGTCTTGACCATTGTAACTCTCTGTATTCCAAGGAGGATAAACCTGAGATTCATCATTTGGGCCAACCAGATAACCTTTTCTGTGACCTCTCCAGATAGCCTCCCATTCTCTAATGGGATATCCGAACTTAGAGCCACCCGGACCTCTATCTCTATGCCAAGTTGTTCCGAGATAGAATGCTTGGCATCTGTCTCCATTATCAAACACTATGCAAAGAGTAGAACCTGCTGGTGGAACCCAGTTTAGACCACAATCGTCAAATCCACCCATTGGAGAAATTGGACGAGCAAACGGTAAGGCTAGTACATCTGTTTTTGGTTCATGTAGTCTTGGATGGAAATATCGAACTCGATTCTCTTTGTATGGATCAATTGTCTCGACACAAAGCGCACGAGTCATCGCACTCTCTTTATTAGTTTGCTGTTTCTGTGGAAATTTTCTTTTCCGTGTTTCTTGAGATTGCTCCCCAACAACGCTTAAAACATTTTCCAATAACGCAACACGACCATAAAGATTCTTTACGATATCATCTAATGAACTCTGATCCGTTTCCCCGATATCTGATATTTGCATAATTCTCCTACTTACAACACTTTGGTTGCCATCCTGCTGAACCCACGCCACCAATCGGGTCAAAACA